TATCAAGATCTGGAAGAGACTATAAAGTTAGAATCGGAGAGAGAACGTCACTTCACCCAACTATCAGAGGAGATTACACAACTCAACCATGGCATTTCTCAAAACAATACTCGAATCAGTCTCAACCAGAGACAAATCCGAGATCTTGAAGATGAAGTTCAAACAATTACCGAACGAATTAAAAACAGAAATACTGAACATGAGAAGTTAGCTGAGTTTAAAGAAAACCTCCAAAAAACAATTACAGATCTTTCTTCTAAAAGACAGCAAATAACGTATTATGATTTTGCTTATTCTTTATTGAAGGATGATGGAGTAAAGACAAAAATAATCAAAAAGTATCTACCATTCATTAATCAACAGGTAAATCGTTACCTACAGTTGATGGATTTCTATATCAATTTCACATTGGATGAAGAGTTTAATGAAACGGTAAAATCACCGATTCACGAAGATTTCTCATATTCATCATTCAGTGAAGGTGAGAAGATGAGAATTGACTTAGCACTTCTTTTCACATGGAGGGAAGTTGCCAGAGTCAAGAATTCTGTGAATACAAATCTTCTTATTATGGATGAGGTGTTTGATAGTTCTTTGGATGGGTTTGGTACAGAAGAATTTCTTAAGATTATTAGATATATAATAAAGGATGCTAACATTTTTGTTATATCTCATAAGACGGATCTACATGACAAATTTGAAAGTGTCACAACTTTTGGTAAAGTCAAAGGGTTTTCTCGTATAATATCTACCCAGACTCAGGAACAATGAACACTCCAAACTGGCAACACCACTCTAAGAAGGAGTCTAAACGAAAACTTAAACCACAGGCATTACGTGCCTCAAGAGAAAGACGCAGACAGTTGATAAAGCGTCTATTGAACCCCTCCCAAAGAGGGGTTTCGTCGTATAATAGGTTCATAAGCGACAAACCCAATGGTAGTAAAGCACGAAATCAAATCACAACTTGCTAAACTTCTTGCCACAGAAGACCTTATAGTAGAGCATAAAGTTGTTGAGACTGCTCAGTTTAATGTTCATACAAGGGTATTAATTCTTCCTAAGTGGGATAGAGCAAGTAATAATGTATATGATGCTTTAGTAGCACATGAAGTGGGCCATGCTCTCTATACTCCAGATGTAGATTGGTCAGAAGATTTAAAGATACCTTCAACATTTGTGAATATTGTAGAGGATGTAAGAATTGAGAAGTTGATGAAGAGAAGATATGCAGGACTTGCCAAATGCTTCTATACGGGATATAATGAACTTAATGACCAAGATTTCTTTGATATAGATGGTAAAGATCTTACTGATTTTAATCTTGCTGATAGGGTTAATTTATATTTCAAGGTTGGTGCGTGGAATGATATCTCTTTTTCAACTACTGAAACTCCGATTGTCGATTTAATTAGAAATGCAGAAACGTTTGATGACACCTTATCCGCAGCAGAAGCGTTATATAATTTCTGCAAGGAAGAGCTTGAGAACAAGCAGAAAGAGGAAGTTGAAGTTGAACTCGATTCTGGAATGGATCTTGAAGGGGGCGGGAATATCCCTGATGATACTGGTGACGATAGTGATTTTACCGTTCCTGAGTCTAATGGTAATGCTCCTATGGAAGGTGGGAGTGGTGGCGATGCTAATAATATTGGGATGGATGGTGCTGGCTCTTCTTTAGATGAACCAGAAGTTGAAACTGCTAGTTCCTTAGAAGAAGCTCTTAAAGATCTTACTAATACTCAAAATAATCTTGAGAATATTTACTTTGAATTGCCAAAGTTGAACTTAAAAAGAGTCATTATTGGTAATGAGTTTATACATAATAATCTTAATTCATCTTGGGTAGGTCAACAGGAAGATTGGGAAAAAATGATGAAGGATAGAAATTTTCCTGCTGGTAATCTTTATGAAGAAATTGATCAAGAATTTGTAAAGTTTAAAAGAAATGCTCAGAAAGAAGTTAATTATCTTGTAAAAGAGTTTGAGTGTAAGAAAGCAGCAAGTTCATATGCACGGGCCACCACTGCAAGAACAGGTGTTTTAGATACTTCTAAGTTACATACTTATAAATTTAATGATGATCTATTTAAGAAAGTAACCACTCTGGCTGAAGGTAAGAATCATGGCCTAGTATTTGTTCTTGATTGGTCAGGTTCAATGTGTGATGTGATGCTTGACACAATTAAGCAACTTTACAATCTATTATGGTTCTGTAAGAAAGTTAATATTCCCTTTGAGGTTTATGCTTTTACTAATGAGCATCCTCCAGTTGGAGATACATTTCATAGAATGTCTTATGAGAGGAAAGAAGGTTTAGCCCTTGTTCCAGAATGTTTTTCTATGATGAATTTATTTACTAGTAAGACTAGAGGCAAAGACTTAGATGTTCAAATGAAAAGTATTTTCAGGTTAGTTTGTGCTTTTAACCATAGTCATTATACTCAATATCATGTTCCTATTGGAATGAATCTTTCTGGAACTCCATTAAATGAAGCAATTATTTCTCTTCATCAAATTCTTCCACAATTTAAGAGGGAGAACAATATAGAAAAAGTTCAGTGTGTGATTCTTACCGATGGAGAATCAGCTCCTTTGATGTATAGTAAAGAATTTCAACGTAATCCTGAAGATGAACCTTGGATGGGAAGTAATTATGTTAGTGATAAATGTGTATTGCGTAATCGTAAAACAGGTCATACTTATTCATGTGAAGGATTAGGTCACTGGGCAGATGTTACTGACTTATTATTACAAGATTTACGACAAACTTTTCTCAATACAAATTTTATTGGAATAAGAGTTCTTGCTAATAGAGATGCTGGTCAATTCGTCAGAAACTATGCTGGATATGAAGGTGATGAATATGATATAATAATGAAAAGATGGAAAAAAGAAAGATCATTTACAATTAAAAATTCTGGGTATCATTCTTATTTTGGATTATCTGCAACTGCACTTGCTAATGAAGATGAGTTTGAAGTTCAACAAGATGCAACAAAGGCACAGATCAAACGTGCTTTTGTTAAGAGTCTTAAGACTAAGAAAATGAATAAGAAAATACTTGGCGAGTTTATTGAATTAGTGGTATAATGTTAGCATGAATATTTTTGTAACCCATCCTGATCCACATGTATCGGCAAAAGTATTGCCTGACAAGCATGTGGTCAAGATGCCATTAGAGACATGTCAGATGCTCTCTATCGTCTTCTCTCATTGGTATTATGACTGGGGTAATGATTTAGTTAAGAGAAAAGATGGAACACCTTTTAAGACTAAGAAAGGTGCATTTCGTAATCATCCATGTACTCAATGGGCAGCAGCAAGTATTTACAATACTGCATGGTTGATACAGCATGGTTGTGCCTTGTCTGGTGAGTATACTCATCGTTATGGTAAATTGCATGGATGCCATAAAGCACTATTCGAAGCTAAGAAAACATTTCACAGATTTGCAGGAGAAGTAATTACATGTTATTGTATGGTAGAATCTTTCACCCGTGCAATGCCTGATGAATATAAACATGACACAAGCATTGACACTTTTACTGCTTACCAGAATTACATTAGCAGCAAACCTTGGGTTGCATCTAATTATCTACGTGACCCATCCAGAAAGCCAGATTGGGTCCAATAATTAAAGTGTCTACAAGGGGGTGTTATACCCCCTTTTTATTGTTATAATGTATTCATAAATAAAAACACTACACCATGCCTTTTGAAGTTAAAATGACCGAAGATCAAATTTTTGATTCTTTGAAAAGTACTTATGGAACTGAATTTACTGCTTTAGATATTCGTGGATTTTGTGCTCTTAATGACATCTCTTATCAAACAGTAACTAAAAAAATAAAGCAGTATAAGATCGGTAAAGGTAAATGGAATCTTGAAGTTACTACTAAGGTAGTAGAAGATATTGAGAAATCATTTCAAGCACCTTCTGTTGAACCCATTATTGAACAAAATCTTATCCCTGAAAAGGATGAAACATTTGTTAAATTTGGCCCATTTACAGATCTTAAAAAAGTTATACAAAGTAAGCTTTTTTATCCTACTTTTATTACTGGTCTTTCTGGAAATGGAAAGACATTTTCGGTAGAGCAAGCTTGTGCTCAATTAGGTAGAGAACTTATCCGTGTAAACATTACTATTGAAACTGATGAAGATGATCTTATTGGTGGGTTCCGTCTTGTTGATGGGGCAACTGTTTGGCATAACGGACCTGTCGTGGAGGCACTCGAAAGAGGATCTGTCTTGCTACTCGATGAGGTTGACTTGGCGAGTAACAAGATATTATGCTTACAATCCATACTTGAAGGCAAAGGTGTGTTCTTAAAGAAAATAGGTAGGTATGTCAGACCAAGTTCAGGATTCAATATCATTGCAACTGCTAATACTAAAGGGAAAGGGTCTGACGATGGAAGATTCATTGGTACTAATGTTCTTAATGAGGCTTTCTTGGAACGATTCCCAGTAACTTTTGAGCAGGATTATCCATCACCCTCGTCAGAGGAAAAAATTCTTCTTAATGTTGCTGAAAGTATTGGAGTGCAAGATAAAGATTTTTGTAAGAGACTTGTAGATTGGGCAGATATTATTCGTAAAACATTCTATGATGGTGGTGTTGAGGAAATCATTAGCACTCGTCGTTTAGTTCATATTCTTCGTGCATATAGTATCTTTAGTAATAAAGAGAAGGCTATCAAGGTATGTGTAAATAGGTTTGATGAAGAGACTAAGCAGTCATTTATCGAATTGTATGATAAAGTAGATGCAGAATTTAAGATTAATACTGCTGAAGATAAAATGTATGAGGAGGATGCATGAATCTATGGGAAAATTATAAAAAAGTCTTACATGACACTATCTCACTCCACAATGGGGTAGGTAGTGTCTGGGCACAGTGGGAAGGTAAAGGAACTTCTCTAACTGCAAAGACTTATACTAATCCTTATATAATTAAAGCTAGAGAGGTAGAAATCTGGAATGAAAAATCTTGTATCTATAACAACATCATCTATCCTAAGACTGGAAGTAACCTTCCCTGTTTTGGTATGGATCTTATGGGATTTAGCGACAAGAAAGTCATTATAGTATTTGACTTTCAACATCCCACAGAAAACTATTTGTTTTCAGTAGAAGGATTACCAAAAGGAAGAGGTGACTATCGATTCTTTGAACCAGGTAATCATTTCTCAGAGAACATATACATTCAGTATTGTACAATGGATAAGGTTGATGAGCACTTAGAAATGTTTACAACTTACTTGACTGAATACAAAAATATGCTAGAATGTGAGAAACCCAATGGTGTTGATACTGGTGTATATAAAGACTTTGATGCTTATATGACTAAACTTGATCCTGTAGGAGGTTATCTTACTGGGAAGTTTGGTAAAGAGAAAGCAGAAAGTTTAGTAAACGATTTTTTATTTTGCTATGGTTAATTCATGGAGTCTAGCCTATTCAATACTAAATGGAACATTCGATGAAGACTATCCGATTATGACTGATGACAATAGAATTACTCCACAAGAGAGTGATGAATATGATCCAATAGAACCAACTGATTCTCATGATCTTGGTAATGGAATTACTATTAGTGGATTACAAGATGGTGTAGCTGTTGCTAGTATTTCTGATTGTGATGACCATTCATCTTTTTGGTATGATTATGATCGTAATGATCCTCATGCAGTTAATCCTTTCATTGGTCTAAATACCGAGGATCCAACAGAGGAGAATATGTCAGACAGTAGGAACAAGTATCATGAAAAAGAGATACTTAAGGATGTGGAAGATTATGTATCACGAACTTACAATGGCCATTATACAGGAACTAAGCATGAGTATCGTAATGTTCAGACTTTAGATTTGATGGCAGCAAGAGATCTTGCTTCTGATTTCTGTCAAGCAAACATACTTAAGTATGGTAGCCGTTATGGAAGTAAAGATGGAAAGAATAAGAAAGACTTGATGAAAGTCATACATTATGCTATGCTACTCTTACATTTTGATGAGCATTACGGTAAACCCAAAATGACCACTGGGAATATTGACCACAACATGCCTTAATAATGAAACTGAGACCTACAACTATGAAGTTATCTGATAACACTTTGACAATTTTGAAAAACTTTGCTGGAATTAATAATTCTATTTTGGTAAAGAAAGGAAATAAACTTCGCACTATTTCTGTTGCTAAGAATATTCTTGCAGAAGCAGAGATTACACCTGAAGAATTTCCACGTGATTTTGCAATCTATGATTTAAATCAATTCTTGAATGGATTGAGTTTACATCAAGATCCTGAAATGGATTTTAGTGAAGAATCTTATTTGACTATTCGTGAGGGTAGAAGAAAGGTTAAGTATTTTTATGCTGATCCTGCGGTAATTATTTCTCCACCTGAAAAAGAAATTACTTTACCTTCTGAGGATGTTCATTTCCAATTGGATAGTTCTTCATTGGAAAAGTTGTTAAAGGCTGCAGCAGTATATCAACTTCCTGATTTTTGTGTAGTAGGAAATGCTGGTGTTATTAAATTAGTAGTGCGTGATAAAAAGAATGATACTTCTAATGAGTATTCTATTAAAGTAGGTGAAACTGATAAGGAGTTTGTATTTAATTTTAAGGTGGAGAATATTAAGATTATTCCTGGTGCCTATGATGTAGTAGTTTCTTCTAAGTTATTATCTAAATTTACTAATACTAGTTTTGAACTTAATTATTTTATTGCACTTGAACCTGATTCAACTTTTAAATAATGAGATTAACCCAAAAAGTAATTGATGAAATTCAATTAGCCATGCAGCACACCAAAATGAATGGTGAACTTAACTGGAAGGATGGTGATGAGATTGAGGTATGTCTGGGAGGACATTATGCTGCTGATAAATTCATAGCAATTCATAATAGATCCAAGGAATCTGTGTATGAATCACCACCTCATCCTGATTTTGATTATGAGAAAGAAGAGTGGAAAGGTGGATCTAATTCATTAGGAAGATCCGCAGGTTATCATACTAAAAAGAAATGAGTGATTTTATATGGGTTGAAAAATACAGACCCAAAACAATTGAAGAATGTATTCTTCCTGACAGTATTAAGAAAACCTTTAGTGATTTTCTAAATAAAGGAGAAATACCTAATATGTTACTTGCTGGTCCTCCTGGTGTGGGCAAGACCACAGTAGCTAAGGCACTCTGTAACGAATTAGGAGTAGACTTCTATGTCATCAACGGATCCGATGAGGGAAGATTCCTCGACACAGTACGAAACAACGCAAAAAACTTTGCATCTACTGTATCGTTGTCTTCGGAGGCGAAGCACAAGGTCATCATCATTGACGAGGCAGATAACACAACATCGGATGTACAACTCTTACTTAGAGCTTCTATTGAAGAATTCTCAAATAATTGTAGATTCATTTTCACGTGCAACTACAAAAACAAAATAATTGAGCCTTTGCATTCTAGGTGTGCAGTTATCGATTTTTCTATTACAAAGAAGGATAAACCAGTAATTGCTGCTGCCTTCTTTAAGAGACTTAATGATATTTTAGATACTGAAAGAATTAATTCTGATAAGAAAGTTTTAGTGGAACTTGTTAATAAACATTTTCCCGATTGGAGAAGGATCTTAAATGAATGTCAGAGATATTCTGTGGGTGGGGAAATAGATTCGGGTATTCTTGCTGCTTTTTCTGATGTTGCTGTCAATGACCTTATTAAAAACCTTAAGACAAAAAACTTTCCTGAAGTACGTAAGTGGGTCAACACTAATATGGATAACGATACTTCTGTCTTATTCCGTAGGATTTATGATAGTCTTTACGAATCCTTGGTTCCGACTACTATACCTGCTGCTGTTCTTGTTATTGCTAAGTATCAATATCAAATGGCATTCGTCGCTGACCAAGAAATAAATATGCTTGCATGTCTTACAGAAATTATGGTGGAGTGTGAGTTTAAATGAAGAAAATATGTGCTATAATAAAGAAATGGTTAGATTTAGATGACCACACACCTTGGGAAAAAAATGACTAGTTATGGATCACCGCCACCATCATGGGGCGTTAGAAAAGAAAAACAAAGAAATCAAGTAAAGTCTAAGTTCTATTATATCTTTTGGGGCCTTGCTACTGTATCAGTATTTGCTGGTCAGATGTATGTTGGATCTGGATATCGTCAGATGTCAAGATCTTTTAATCGTATCATGGATGCGATAGTTGTTGAAATTGAAGGTTCTATGGAAAATCCAAGGAGGTTTTACTAATGAAACAGACAGAAAACTATGAACAACTTTTAGCAAGATTTACTAAAAGGATAGATCAAGTTACTAAGAAGAAAGAAGGATTAGATCCCTCATTTGATGAATGGTTAAAGGTCGATTCTCAACTTCATTATCTTCGTGGTTGTAAGGAAACTATTGAATACCTTATGACAGGTAAGTTACCTAATGATGGTAATCATGATGGAATGGCTAACCATACACCACGTCATGGTGGAGATATGGATGCTCTATGAGAGTAGAAACTAGAGAAGCAATGGAGATGTTATTCTGTGCGAAATGGAATGTTCCACAGGCAGCAAAACATTGTAATCTAACACGTAAGGAAATGATGATTACTTTTAATG